AAACAAGGGCCGCCCGTTGGGACCTAGAGAGTATGTGAGGTTAGCTAATGCTGACCAAGCAATAACCCCGCTTACTGTCAGGATTGCTGACTGCTGCAGTCAACCAGCTGACGGGGGTACCCCCCTGTGACCACCCTGATAAGCGTGTGGCACCATGTTCCACTTAGGAGGGGGAAAAAGCAGCCAAGAGCCTGTAAGGCGATTATAGCGGAGCGAAAAATACCCCGTCTCCCCGGCTAGGGGAGGGGGTGAAAGTGGCCCAAATCGAGTCCTAGACCGCTAGGTGTAGGTTCCCGACCAGAGGGAGGGCGAGATTTGGGGTGGATTGAAATTTACAGTAGAAAAAGAAATGTGAAGCCTCAGCTGAACGGAAAGAGTGAATAATTTGTGAAACTAAATTATGAACGAAATCAATAAGTTAAGAAAAAAGAGTAAAAATAGTTAAAAAAAGATCAATTTTTAGGGAACTTTAGGTACCTGAAAATTGTCTAAGGAGGTAAAACTGAAAGTTTTGGTTAAGTTTGATAAAACTTGACCGGTACTTGAAGTTAAGTTTCAGTTTTTCCTCGGTACTCAATCCTTTTAAGAGCATATGACGTTACCACTGGCTACCAAGATAGCCCGGATTACCCAGAAGAGAGCTAAACTCAACGACAAAGTGGCTGAAATAGCCAAGCAAGTCAGGCTCCTAGACCTAGAACTAACCTACTTAAACCAGATTTCCCTAGTTGAAAAAGCTCAAATACCCGAATATCCAGTGGATGTACTGGGAAGACCTCCGGAACCAGAAAGTAAGAGCATCGGAGTTCCTCCTCCGGTTCCAATCCGACAAAAGGGCGACTGCCCGGCCTGTACAGACGGGCTCCTGAGACGGGTATCCCGGACCCTCGGGAACGGAAAGACGATTACCCTCACCGTTTGTGGGGATTGTGGAAATGAGAGCCTCCTATGAACCGAACCTCGAACTCTAACCTGATCAAACTTATTGGGCGTTTTGCTAAACAGTATGGATACGAAGACCTCAACCTCGACCTCTACGACCGATCCCTCGTCGAGCAGTGTATCCGAGAGTGGGAGTTCTACCATCCCCCTGAGCCCCTCTCCATTACCGGAAACCCCAACGTCCCAGCCATCGCATTTGTGGAAACCGGGGCAGTCGGGGAACCCGCTCGGAAGGCCAAGAGGGTCTAAAAACCAAATTACTCTCCTAAAGCTCTCCTTGGAGCAAGCTTTAAGGGAACAAGCTGCACCCCAGATGCAGGCAGTCCTAGACAAAGCCATAGACATGGCACTGAAGGGACATCCGGGTATGCTGAAACTTCTCCTCGAACTCCACGTCTCCAAGACGACGGAGAATGACGATCACAAGTCAGCAGACGACAAGATTACGATTAACATTAACCAAATTAAGCCTCCCGAAGTAATAATCGAGGGGGAATCTAAAGCGATTGAAGATCGCGATAAGGAAATTAAAGAAGATGGCTGATAAAGAACAGGGTGGGCGTAAGCAGCCCGTTGGGACCCCTTCAAAGTCCCCCTCGCCGGCTACCCCGGCTCGTCTCGGAGGTACCTTTGGTACGTCTCCGAATCCCCATAAGCGCGGCAAGAACCAGAAGTAAGGAATTAGATTATGGCAACATTTGCAGGCAGAGCCCAGTGGGGCGGACTGTTCGATCAGTTCTTTACGTATTTTGGTACCCTCGACGTAGCCTCGCTGGTTGACGGTGCTGGAGCATCCTCGACTATTACGGTTCCGGGCGTACAGCTGGGTGATATGGTCATTGCTAGGTCAATGGGAGTCTCCACGGCGGGCATGACGGTGACGGCTGACGTTACGGCGGCGGATACCGTTATTGTTCGATTCCAGAACGAATCGGCTGGTACGGTGGACTTGGCTTCTACCACTCTCCGTCTACTGGTGGGTCGTCCGTCGGGCACGTACTTCCGATAATAAAATGATTAATAAGACGCTTGGTTATTTGAAGAGAGGCTATTGGAAACTCTTCGATATTGAGCACGTCACCACGACCTTCGGCCATGAGCGGTGTGACAAGCTGCGCAAGGTCGAGGGCTGTGATGAGGACCATCGAGCTAAGGCCGATTGGGTCGAATACTACAACGATAATGATGAGCTTGTCCATCGGTCAGTGACCATAGCTATTAAGCAGGGCATTGATTTGGGCGGGACTCAAGGGGGTTTTAATGGCTAATACTCAAGCTATTGGCGAGACTGCAAAGCAGGCAGCGTTGGGAGCCATCGTCGATGGTAAGACCCTCAAGGCGGCTCTGTATCTGGTCTCAGCCACTACGAATGGCGCTAATAGCGTCTACACGTCCACTGGCGAAGTCAGTGGTACCAATTACACTGCTGGCGGTGTAAGCGTAACCAATGCGAATACGGCGGCTCTGACCAGCCCTACGGCGTATTGGACGCCCTCCGCCAACATTGTATACACCACGGTAACGCTCAGTACGGCATTTGATGCTGTAATGATTTACTCTACGACGGACTCGAATCGTAATATTGGTGTGTTCACTTTCGGCTCACAGACAGTTACGGCGGGCACTCTTACTCTTACTATGCCGACCAATAACAGTTCTTCGGCTCTTGTTCGGCTTACCTAAAGGTACTAAAACATGCCTTCTAATTCATGGAATCAAACCGTAACTCGTACGTATACTTCGGGTTCGGCTCTCTCTAATACTACGACTCCTACGTCGTTGCTCCCGGCTGGTGAGAAGATTGTTCTTCCGGCCAACTACTTCTTCCCCGGTATTCGGTATAAAGTCCGAGCAGCGGGTAAGATTAGTACGGCGGCTTCGTCTCCGGGTACTTTGACCCTTGACGTTAAGCTGGGATCGACTACGGTCTTCTCTGGCGGTGCCTCTGGTACTCTCGTTACCTCCCAGAGCAATGCGACGTGGGTGTATGACGCGGATCTTGTGTGCTTGAGCTATGGTGCTAGTACGTCAGCTACCCTTCAGGGTACTGGCGTTATGCTCTCTCCGGCTGTCTCTAGCACGTCGATTCAGCTTCTGCCAGCCTCGTCTCCGGGCGCTGGTACTGGATTCGACTCGACTGCTTCGCAGCAGCTGGACTTCTACGCTACGTGGTCGGTTGCTAACGCGTCTAACTCGATCCAGCTGTTGGATTTCAAGATTATTCTGGAAAACTAATAGCTGTGCGCGGCGGCTTTCCACCTACGTCCAGAATATTTACTCGATCATCACCTCCTGTGGCGGGGGGTGGTGGCGGCGCGCCGTTTATTCTGGCTACCGACTTCACCGCAGGGCCTGTATCTGGCGGGGAGGATAATAAGGGCTGTTACCTTTCCATCTACGGCCTGAACTTCGGCACGTTCAGCGACTACGGCACCACGAACTTCGTCACCATCGGTGGCGTCAATGTAGACAACTACCGGTGCCTGGAGGATGTGAAGGGATCGCCATTCGCTGACATTGGAATCCAGCGCCTCACAGTTCAGGTGGGCGCGCTCACTGGCCTGTCGGCCGGGACGGCGTACCCGGTATCTGTGACGGTCGGCGGGGTAGATCCAAGCAACGCCACGAACAGCGGGAACTACGTCGCGCCGATCAGCGGCGACGATATAACCTTCACGCCGCAGCCGGGGTCCATCATTTTCGTTGACCCGGTGAGCGGCAACAACGCCAACGCCGGCACGTTCGCGTCGCCCAAGAAGGATTTGCAGTCAAGCAACGGACTTGCCGGGGCGCTGTACTACAACACCACGCAGAACGGGACGAACGGCGTTCATCCCGGCACGCATGTGTACCTGCGCGGCGGCACGTACACTGCAACCGGGCTGAATGGACGATGGGTTGACCTGTTCCGCATCACGGGAACTGCGCCGACTGGCGCAACGGACCGCGGCCCTATCTGCGTCACCTCCTACCCGGGCACTGCCGGCTCGAATTCGCCAGAAGTCGCGGCGTGGGCAGGGTCAGGCGGCGCGGGTGGCGGGTTCAACGGCAACGACTCGACGCGAGCGGTTGAAACTTCGACCAGCTTTGGCGGATTCACCGGCTGGTGTCAGTACATCCAGATCAGCAACCTGAAGGTTGCGGTGGATGCGACGGCGGGCGGAGACCATGGGCCTTTCAATACGCAATGCACCGGGAAGTGGTGGCGCATCGTCAACTGCGAAGGTACGTGGCCCAGCACTGCAACCGGCACGCAGGCGCGCAGTGCCGGCATTGAAGGCAGCCCGCAGGATGGCAGGTTCCTGCTGAACTACCTTCACGACATTTATGGGGCGGGATCTGAAGCCAACACGAACCACGGCGTGTACATGGGTGGGCATTCGTCTGGTTCCGGTAATGTCGCCAACCGCAACGTGTTCGCGTTCAACTACATCGCGGACATCACCTACGGCAACGGGTTCAGCTTCTTCGATGGCGTGAATGGCTCCGGGATGACCGGGAACATTGTCGCGCACAACTGGATCGAGCGGGTCAACAAGCACGGCTTGAACATTGCCGACAACTGCGGACCGCTGAAGGCGTTCAACAACATCATCATTGACTCCGGCGAGGATGGCATAAGGCTGTCCACGTCTACCGCGCTCGGCACGAACGGTATTTGCTTCACCAACAATGTCGTGTATGGCTGGCAGCGTGTTTACTCCGCTGCTGCCAGGTACGCACTCACTAACGAGTCGAGCTACAGCGGCAGCGTGAGAGCCGAGAACAATATTTTCATGCAGCACTCTGGCTATGCGTCCAGCAGCTTCGACTTCGTGTCGTTGGCTGGCGGAACGTATAACCTCGTGAAGAATCGCTGGTACGACGCGACCAGCGTCAGGATCAGCAAGCCTGCAGCGGATTCCACGGGGAGCTACGGCAACCCGAGCTTTACGGCAGCGGGCACTGACTTCACGCTGGCTGACGGTTCGGCCTGCATTGACGCAGGGAATACGCCGACCGGGATCACTCGCGACTTTGGTTTTGAACTGAGCACAACGCCGCAGGGATCGTCGCACGATCAGGGCGCATACGAGCGTGCAACATGACGATTGCCCTTAGCAGCAGCGGGTCAAATACTGGAGCGACAAGCTCAACAGTTTCGTCCCTGACCCTGACAGCAGGGCAGATGGTGGTTGCTGTCGTCGCCCTTGCCTATACGAGTTCGCAAACCCCATCTTCCAGCGATCTCACGCTGGACGCCGGAAGTGCCACAATTGGCACGCCAACGCTGGATAAGTACATCGTTTTCGACAGTGGAAACTCCTCCTATTACTTAGGGCTTGCTGTTTTCTCTGTTCTTGTCACGGGTAGCGGAAGTGCTGCCATCAAGGTGACGCCGACAGGAAGTTCGGTGGTCATGGCGAATCATGTTTCCATTTGGAATGGAACATGGGATTCGTCGCGTGTTGAGAACGCACCGACCATAGCGTCCAGCGCGACCGACAACCAGCAATCGTTCGCCTCCGCATCTGCGACCAGTGCCGGCGCGGCTCTGTTCTTGTCCGGCCTGTCCGTACTCCAGACGGTCAACAACACGCTGACGAAGGACGCGGCCTACACGCTGCTGACTTCGTACCAGGACGGCACCACCGTGATGTGCGGTGGAGCGGCGTATCACTTAGCCGGAAGCGGGACTACTGAAGCGGCGACATGGACGGCCTCCGCAGCCTCGAACTATGGCTGGGCGTCTGGATTGGTTGTCTACAAAGAAGTGGGTGGCGGAGGCTCATCCCCCGTGCTGGGCGGCAATCACACTTCGCAGACGTTTCTTTCTATGGGCGGCTTTGGGAGCTTTCGTTAATGGCTGACACTAGTATTCATAATTTAACGGACGGCTCCTCTGCGGCTGGAACGGACGAATTCCCTATAGAGCGTTCTCCGTATGGGGCAGGAAATAACCGAAAGCTAACTACAGATCAAGTTCGAGATTATGTTGCTGCAAATCTAATCAACACAACCTACGTCGGATATCATGATGGTGTAGCTATAGCCAATCCATCAGCACCCGGAGCAGATACTCTGCGGACGTGGGTCCGTAAAATCTCTGGACGAATCCTACTCAAAGGCATGAGTTCGGCTGGTATGGATTACCCGTATCAGCCCGCACTGTTCGGGAGTCAGATTCAGCAGGCATCCCCTGCCACTGGAACGACTGCTGGGTCTTTCATCGGCGGCAGCCTGACTTCTGCCGGGACGGTATCCCACCCGACACCATCGAACACGAACCGTGCCACAGGCATGATTCGCATCCGGCACGCGAATGTCGTGACAACTACGAATCAGGTGTTGGGGTTTCATGGCGGCAGCGCGAATATGGCCGGGTATGCTCGTGGCAACGGCAACGGTCCCGGCGGGTTTTTCTTCTTTGCCCGTTTCTCGACTGCGTTGTGGCCTGCTAATACCTGCCGAATATTTGCGGGACTTCGGTCGGGAACGACTGCGGTGGTTGCGTCCGACACGCTGTCAGGGCATATGTGCGGGTTCTGGCACGACACGACGATGAACGGGACCACGATCAACTTTGTGACCCGTGACGGAAGCACGACAAACAGCACGGCCATTACGGTTCCAACGCTTGCGGCAGATGTTGGGTTCGATGCCTATATCTACTGCCCTCCACAGAGTTCAACGATCTACTACCGGCTGGACTCGATCAACGACCAGACTACCCGCGTGGATAGCTCGACCAGCACGAACCTGCCGGGCAGCACGACGTTCTTGGCACCGGAATGCGCAATGAGCAACGGCACGGCGAATACGACAGTTACGACCGTAGCCATCGCCACTAACAAGATTTATATAGAGTCGGACTACTAATGTGGCGGACAAACTATTACTTGGTAATGGTACAGATCGACTAGTACTAGGAGACGGGACTAGTTTCTTAACGCTTGGCGTTGCGAATGACTATCTCGGATTAGTAGTTCGGCCGGTCGGTCCGGCCATGCCGTTTACTCCTACTATCAGGAGTTATGGCGACCCAGTTGTACAGGGAAGTGGTGTTACTGTATCCCTGACGGGCCAAGCAGTGAACGCTGCTCTGGGCACTTCTGGTGTACAGGTTAATATTAATCTGTCAGGACAAACTGTTTCTGGAGCTACGGGAACACTAACTCCTAACAGAAGTGTTGTTGTAACGGGTCAAGCTGGGGCTACGGCCTCTGGTACAGTTACTCCCAGTATTGCTATTGCGCTTGCTGGGCAAAGCGTATCTTCGGCTACTGGGACTATAACTCCCACTAATGCTGTAGACGTTGCGCTGACGGGACAGGCGATAACCAGCACAGTTGGTACGATTGTCTCCGGTTCCACAATCTCTCTGACGGGAATTGGCGGAACATTTGGTACGGGTAGTATATCTGCGGGCACTGCAATTGCCAGCATACAAGGTATAACGATCCGACCTGTAGGCCCAGCACTTCCGTTTACACCCACTATCCGTGGATTTACGGCTACTCCGGGTAACGTAACTGTAATACTAAACGGTCAGCTAATGACCGCTGTTGCCGGTACGGTCGGCTCGTCTAGCTGGCAGTTGGTTCCAAGTCGAATCTCCAACGCCCAGATGGGTCCGGCGTTCGACTTCCAGCCAAGTATTCGTGCGTACACCACGATAGCTAGTCCGGATGTTACGGTAAGCCTTACTGGCCAGTCGGTAGCCACTGCTAGTGGTATTGCTGGGATTAGTTCCTCAGTACCTATTTCCGGACAGCTTGGATCATTTGCTTCGGGAACGATCAATGCGTCGATTGCAGGCGATGTAACTGTATCGCTTACCGGTCATGCGGTCGGACTGAGCGCAGGCGCTCTGTCGGTATTTAACGCTCCTACCTTCATCGGTACTTCCGGATCGTTTAGCGCAGGATCGCTGGCGCTAGGCTCTGGAGAGATTCTGACAGGACATGTCGGGACGATTTCTTCTGGAACCGTAACGCCCGCTGTCTCAGTCACTCTAAGTGGCACGACAGTTGCTCTAGCAGCAGGAACTATAACTGCTGTCACGGACGATGGTGTGATAGTCGATCTGTCTGGACAGGACGTTACAGTAGCTTCCGGCTCTTTGACCTCTTCCAGAACTGTTGACTTGGTTGGAAAGCAAGCCATCTTTGCTGGATCGTTCATGACTCCTTCCGGCGGAAGTTCGCTGGCATGGGGCGGATCGAGGATTCTGGTTTATGTCGTCGGGGCTTCTGGAAGAACGAAGTGGGTAGATTACATTCCCATTAAGTACCATGCCCTACCTAATAACCAGAAGGTCAATAGATACGAAGATGACGGCGCTCTGGGCGTTACGACCATAACGAGTACCGCTGGAATGAGGGAATGGGTCGAGTATATCCCAGTTGTCGTGGTAAGCGACGTAAAAGGCTGGAGATACGACGACGACGGGTACATACGAGTAGTAGAGGTTAGTTAGTCTTGGAATTAAATTTCACCTTTCACCCTGCCCAGAAGGAGATTTACGAGTCTCCGGCTAGGTTTAAGGTAGTAGCAGCAGGTCGTCGATTTGGTAAGTCCTATCTGGCTGCCATGCTGATGCTTATGTACGGTTCTCAGACTGAGCATGTCGGACTATCTGGTAAAGTCTATGACGTGTCCATGAAGCCTATCTACTACGTAGGACCGACCTTCGAGCAAGCTAAACGAATCATGTGGGACCTCATCCAGTCGCTTGGCGGTCCCATGATTACCAAGACGCACGAAAACTCAGCTACTATAACTTTGATTAATGGGCGTAAGATCATTATCAAGGGAGCCGATGACCCGAACTCTCTGCGTGGTTTGGGTTATCACTTCGTAGTGATGGATGAGTATGCGTTCATGAAGCCGGAGGTCTGGTCTAAGATCGTCCGTCCGGCTCTGACTGACGTAGAGGGTCACGCCCTGTTCATAGGTACCCCGGAGGGTGAAAACCACTTCTTCGATCTGTTTGTCGAGGCTCGTACGACTGGTCTGCCCATGTGGCAGGCTTGGCAGTTCACGACTCTCGACAATCCTACACTGGATCGCGGTGAGGTCTTGCAGGCCAAGAACCAGCTGTCCTCGGTGGAGTTTGCTCAGGAATACGAGGCTAACTTTGCCACGGCTCAGGGATCGGTATTCAACTCGAAGTGGTGGAATATCTCTGATGTAGAGCCTCTTGAGGGGGATTATTACATAGCTATCGACCTTGCTGGGTTTGCCAATGCAGGGTCCCTGACTCGGAAGGAACTCAAGATTCGAGACGAGTCGGCTATTGCGGTAGTTAAGGCTAGTCCGGATGGATGGTATGTCAAGGACATTATCCACGGAATGTGGGACGTTCGTAGGACTGCCCTAGAGATCATGTCGGCTTACCGTACTTACCGTCCTGTAATGCTCGGTATTGAGCGTGGGATGGCTAAGAATGCTGTAATGCCCTACCTTGAAGATGAAATGCGGAGGCTCAATGTCTTCTACGTCATACAGGAACTTACGCACGGCAACCAAAAGAAAGCAGATCGCATTAGATGGGCTCTCCAAGGCCGAGCTGAGAAGGGCAGAATTACCCTCAACGACGCAGATTGGACTAAAAAGTTCGTCAAGCAAGCCTCAGATTTTCCCTCCAGCCTAGCGCACGATGACTTGCTGGACGCTGTTTCGTATGTAGATCAGATGGCTCAGACCATCTACCTCGATCCTCGTATGGCTAGTTTCGACCAGCCAATTATTGATGATGCAATTGGATTCTAATACATGGCACTAGACATACCAGTCGATTCTGACGATGTAGACAAGATGGATGACAACCATGCCGAACTGGCTATGTGGGTCATGGATCGAGTCAATCGCTGGAGAGACTATCGTAATGCCCGTTTCCAGAAGCGGTGGTCGGAGTACTATCGCCTGTGGCGTGGTTTTTGGGATTCGGCTGACAAGAACAAGGAAGCTGAACGCAGTCGCCTGATTGCTCCTGCTCTACAGCAGGCCATCGAAATGACGGTCGCGGAGGAAGAGGAAGCCATCTTTGGTCGTAAGACTTGGGTGGATTTGGCTGATGATTACAGTGATGCGGAGAAAGAGGATATCATCGTACTCCGGGACATGCTCCTCGATGAGATGGAAGTCAATGGCGTCCCCGCAGCTGTCTCTGAGGCCCTACTGAACGGCGCTCTATACGGTAATGGTATTGGTAAGGTACTGATAGGTCGTGACTCTTCGGACAATTTCAAGGCATGGGTTGAGCCTATTGCTCCCGGTAACTTTGTCATTGACCCCGTAGCCCGCTCTATTGATGAGGCCCTTGGTGTGGCCCATGAGATCGGGGTCCCCAAGCACAAGGTCCTAGCTAAACAGCAGGACGGCATCTATTACAGCTACCCGGTAGGTTCCTTTGAAGGCGAAATCGACATGTTCAACTCTCAGGGAGAGGTCCTTTCCCGTGAGATGGACAATTATGACGTGGTGTTTGTTACTGAATATCATGGTCTAGTTCCCAGTCGTCTCCTCTATCCTTCTCCTGAGAAATCGGAGAATGAGCCAGAAGTCTACAAAGACTTTGACGGGGCTCCTGAGATTGACAATGAAGAACTGGTTGAGGCTATTGTAACGGTCGCCAACAAGGCTATCCTGCTTCGTGCTGTGGAGAATCCGTATGAGAACCCCTACTCAAAGACGGACCGTGCAATCTTTGCGTTTGCGCATGAGACAGTTCCGAACAGCTTCTGGGGTCGCTCAGTGTCGGAGAAGGGCTACAATCCGCAAAAGGCACTTGATGCAGAACTCCGAGCCCGTATTGACGCGCTCGGACTCCTCACTTACCCCGTTATGGGTATTGATGCCACCCGTATCCCACGAGGAGTCGATTTTAAGATTAGGCCGGGCAAGTCGATTCTAACGAATGGCAGGCCCTCGGAAGTCCTTGAGCCTATTGTGTTCGGTAACCTGAATCCTGCCACGTTCCAGCAGTCCTCTGACCTTGAGCGCATGGTGCAGATGGGTACTGGTGCTATGGACTCGGCTTCTCCTCTTGAGGATCAGCGTAGGAACGAGACCGTGGGCGGTATGTCCATGATTAACTCGGGCGCTATTAAGCGGGCCAAACGTACCATGCAGAATCTGGAACGGCAGTTCCTGACTCCGATGGTCAATAAGCTCATGTATCGTTACATGCAGTTTGATCCAGAACGCTTTCCCCAAGACTTTAAATTTCAAGTTAAATCAGCTCTGGGCATTATGGCTAAGGAAATCGAGCAGGCGTCTATGACGCAGATGCTCCAGATTGTCCCCCCGGAAAGCCCGTTGTTTAACGTCATTCTCAAGGGCATCGTAGAGGCCGGGTCGTCTCCCATCAAGGGCGAGATGCTCAAGGCTATTGACGCCCAGACCAAGCCTGATCCAGCCGCTCAGGCGGCTCAGCAGGAAGTTCAGCGTCTCCAGATGGAGAATGCCCAGCTTGAGAACAATAAGCTACAGGCGGAGGTCGGTAAGGCCCTTGCTGAAGCTGAACTGGCTCGTGCTCGTGCGGAGCTGGTCGGAGTTCAGGCGTCCTTCGAGGATGAGAAGATTGAGATTATGGCTGCTCAGACTGCGCTGTCGAACAAGAAGATTGATGCGCAGATTCATACGTCCACTATGCAGGCACAGGCTAAGCAGCAGTCTGATGCCCAGAAAGCTAAACAGAAACCAAAGAGTAAAGGAAAATAATCCGTGGAACCCCACGTTGTAGAAAAACTTGAGCGTATTTGGGAGACCGTAAACTCTCCCGGTTGGACCGACATTGAGCAGGACCTGAAAGAGAAGGTCGAGCAGATGAAGGTAGCGTTGGTTACGGACCTTAATGCAGACGGTGATCTGCTGAAGATTGCGCAGGGCAGAGTTCTGTCCTATAACGAAATCCTCAGTCTGTACAATGTCGTTAAGTATGCCCTTGATAACAAGGATGCAGAGCCAGACGAAGACGCCTAAAGCCATGCCTAAGTTTCTTTGGGATTTTCAGTGTCAGAAATGTGACAATGTATTCGAGGAGTTCGTGGAACGTGACGTTCTCCTCCTTGACTGTCCGGAGTGTAAAGCTCCCGGAGCAGTCCGCCAGATCGCAGCGCCTCGCCTTGACGCGCGACTGGGCCTAGATGATGGGTTCCCTACTGCTGTGCAGAAGTGGGAAAAGTCTCGTAGGCAGCATCACTCCATGAAGGATGATGAATAAGGCTAGACCTATAACCGGCACCCCAAGCGGCAGGTCTATCTCTCTATAACCTATCATGTCGATAGGCAGGGAAAATTACTTTAGGGTTAAGGAAATTAATCAATATGTCAGAATCAAACTCGCAGACCAATGACAGTCTGGAACAGAATCTAGAAGACGATCTCCCGGAAAAGTATCGCGGCAAAAGCGCCGCAGAAATCGCCCGGATGCATATGGAAGCCGAGAAAGAAAAGTCTCGTCTTGCTAATGAGGTCGGTCAGTTTAGGACCGTTGCAGATGATCTCCTTGGGCTACAACGAGAACTGAGGGAAGACAAAACTCGTCAACAGGCTAAGAAGGAACCTATCACTTCGGATGAGCTTTTTGCAAACCCAGATGATGCTCTTGAACGAGCTGTGTCAGCTAACCCAACTGTCTCAGAAACACGGGCAGAGGTTGCGGCACTGCGAAGGCAGGTAGCTCAGACTAGATTTGAGAAGGACTATCCGGACTACCACAAGGACATTAATGACCCCGCCTTCGGTGATTGGGTCAAAAGCAACAAGATTCGAGCTGCTCTCGGCATTGCCGCTAATAACGGCGACTACGATGCTGCTTCCAATCTGTGGTCGTTGTGGGCTGAAAGGAACCAAGACCTCGAAGAGATTGAGACCAAAAAGAAGGAAATCCGACGCAAACAGGAACGCGCGGGTGTACTTGAGGGCTCTACCGTCTCTGGTGGGGATACTGAAAAGACGTACTCTCGGGCAGATATGATGGCTCTCCATCAGCGCGCTATGGCCGGTGATCCGGTTGCTAGGGCAAAGTGGAACGATCCCTCGTATCAGGCTCTCCGTACGGCTGCTTATGCTGAAGGGCGGGTAAAGTAATATGCACTAAATACTAGGAGATAGATTATGGGTCTTGGAACTAATCATGTTACTCTCACTACGGCTGACAAGTTCATCCCGGAGATGTGGAGTGACGAAATCATTGCAGCGTTTAAGCAGAATCTCGTTGTGGCCGATCTGGTCACCACGATGGATCACACCGGCAAGAAGGGTGATGTTATCCACATCCCGAAGCCGACCCGTGGTTCGCCGTCTGCCAAGGCTGCGTCTACTCAGGTCACGCTGATTGCAGCGGCTGAGAATGAAAACACCTACACCATCAACCAGCATTGGGAATATTCCCGACTGATTGAGGATATCGTGGGTGTGCAGGCTAAGCCGTCGTTGCGCCGTTTCTATACGGACGATGCCGGTTACGCTCTGGCGAAGAAGATCGACAGCTACGTGCAGGCGTTTGGCGCGAGCCTCCAGTCGGGTACGTCGTACTCCGCCGCTAAGGTGGGTGACGGTACTACGACTTGGAATCCCTCGGCTAACACGAACGCAGGTAATGCTGCCGCTCTGACGGACGAAGGTATTCGGCGTCTCATCCAGATTCTGGACGATGCTGATGTGCCGGGCCGCGGTCGGTTCTTCGTTGTGCCCCCGGTCGAGAAGCGCAGGCTTCTGGGTATCAGTCGATTTACGGAACAGGCGTTCACCGGTGAGTCCGGTGGTGGCAGCCCGATCCGCAACGGCCTGATTGGTGATCTGTACGGTATTCCCGTCTATGTGTCGTCTAACGTGGCTACGGTCGCGGCTACCGACGCTTCGACGGACCAGTACGCTGGTCTTCTGCTCCATTCGGATGCTATTGCGTTTATCCCGCAGCAGCGCGTCCGTATGCAGACCCAGTACAAGCTGGAATACCTCGGTGACCTCATGGTTGCAGACACCATCTTCGGTGGTGGCGTGCTCCGTGGTGAAGCCGGCGTGGCGTTCATCCTGCCTCAGACTGGCTAATAGTCTGACTTAAAACTCTTCGCCCCCGGAGTCTAAACGGGGGCTCATATTCTAAAGGATACTAGATGGCTAAAACCTACCTCCAACTTGTAAACAAAGTGCTGGCCCGGCTTCGTGAGGGATCAGTTAGTTCGGTTTCATCTAGTTCCTATTCAGCACTCATTGGCGAGTTTATCAATGATGCTAAAAAGGTTGTTGAGGATTCATGGAACTGGGGATGCCTGCGCAATACGGTATCTCTGTCCATTACGGCTCCTACCAGAGTCTACAATCTGACTTCTGTTGGGTCTGTTACTGCGCCCAACCTAGTCCCAAATGAACGATCTATTCTGCTCTATTCTAGGGACGTAACGACTCCTGACCCGTTTCCTCTCACACAGTATCCTATCGACTATGTGCAGGAACAGTACGATCTGTCATCGACTCCTCAGACTACTCCGACCCCTTGTGGGTACGGTATGTACACGTACCAAGATTCTGTGTATATCGAGATACTTGAGACTCCTACTACCAGCAGGACTTGGAAGTTTATATTTAAACGTCCACAGGACGAGCTTTCTGCCGACTCAACTGTACTGCTTGTTCCAGCCCAGCCAGTAATCCTACTTGCCACTAACTATGCGCTCAATGAGAGAGGCGAGGAAGTGGGAGAGGCTGGCGCGGAAGCAGAGAAGAAATACCTCAATGCCTTGGCGGATGCTGTAGCTCTGGATAGCTCCATGTACGGTAAAGACGTAGTTTTCACTAACGAATAATACATGCCTATTACTCCTCGAAGTGGGGCACAACTATTCCCCAATCCTCTGGTTCTTGCTGGTTTCAGGGGACTGAATAAGCAGGCCGAAGGCGCTATCCTTGACCCCAGTTGGGCCACGGAGGCCACGAACTGTGTGTTTGATTCGGCTGGCCGCTTGGCTGTGCGTAAGGGATTTGTCGCTCAGAATGGGACTACTATCTCTGGCAGTCCTACTATTAGCCAGATGTTTGAGTATAGAAAGAAAGACGGTACTACCGAGCTTATCTACTCTACATCGAACTCTAAAATCTACAAGAACGCATCCACTCCATCGGACATCACGGGGACTGCTACCGTTACTGTAGGAAACGACTGGCAGTTTGTTAATTTTAATGATAAGGTGTACGGATTTCAACAGGGCGAACAGCCTATTGTTTACTCAGGATCATCCTTTGCTGATCTTACGGCTGCTTCTGGAACAGCGCCTATAGGAAACTGCGCCGTGGCGTATTCGGGACGTGTTTGGGCAGCAGACTCAGATAAACAGACTATCAAATACTCGGCCCTTTTGGATGCGGCGAAGTGGGCTACAGCTGATGGGGCAGGGTCTATTGACCTGACCTCTGTGTGGCCGTATGGCATGGACTCAATTGTGGCTATGGCCGTATTTAACGGTAATCTGGTCATCTTTGGGAAGAACACAATCCTGTTCTATACTGATGGTACTGGATCAAGTCTGGGTATCAATCCCTCTAATATGTACCTCTACGACCATATCGGGTCTACTGGCTGCGTAGCTAGAGACACTATCAAGGAAGTAGAAGGGGCTGATTTCTTGTTCCTCTCTACCTCTGGCGTCCAGAGTCTTCAGCGCCTAATTCAAGAAAAATCAAACCCAATTGAGAATATCTCGAAGAATATCCGAGACTACATCATTGCGTATGTAAGCCTTGAGACTACTCCGGTTAAAATTAAAGCTGAGTATTCTCCGCAGAACTCCTTCTATCTTCTTTCCTTTCCGTCCTCTAGCAAAGCATTCTGCTTCGATACTAGAGCAAAATTGGAAGACGGTACGTTCAGAGTGACTGAGTGGGATACGCTGGTCCCTTCCGCTATGGTATCCACAGTTGCCGGCACTCTCTATCTAGGAGTTAATTCCATTGCTGGTAAAGTGGGAGCCTATACTGGATATCTCGATAACAGCGCTACTATTGGATTTGTGTACAGCTCTGGGTGGATGGATTTTGGGCAAGACTTTGCCATCTATTTGAAGATTCTCAAGTCTATGTCCGCTGTGGTCTTTAGCTCCACGGCTACTCCTGTATCTCTTAAATGGGACGTAGACTTTGAAGGTAACTTCTCGTCTGGTTCTTTTACTACAATAGCTGGCGGCTCAGCTGAGTATGGAGTGGCGGAATACGGTATAGCGGAGTTTTCCGGGGGCGTCATCCTAACTAAAGGAAAAGTCTCCACAGATGGTACAGGACAGTACGTTCGAGTGGGCGTTAACGCCACAATCAATAATTCGCAGTTTTCGCTGCAACAGATCAGCCTTTATTCTAAGTTAGGGAGACTGGCAAACTAATATGAGTGACTATGTAAAGACTACTAATTTTGCTGCCAAAGACTCCCTGCCGTCAGGTAATGCCGGTAAGATCGTTAAAGGCACCGAGATTAATACTGAGTTCGATAACATCGCTACGGCTGTGGCGACTAAAGAGAATGCAGCAAATAAAGGAGCAGCAGGTGGGTATGTAGGACTTGATGGTAGTTCTAATATCTCTGCTGCTGGTTCTATTACGGGAACTTCGTTTATCCCGTCTGGCTCGACTGCTCCTTCCAATGGCGTGTATCTGCCGGCTGCGAATACGGTCGGGTTTGCAACCAATTCCTCGCGGCGGTGGAGTATTGATTCCTCTGGACAACTCACTAACGTAGGGTCTGCGCTAGACGAGGTTATTGCGATCAACGGTACTGGGACTCCGTACATCTCGTTGTACAAGTCTGGAACTTTGACCGGATATCTGTCTGTCGATGGCAGCAACTTCAATGTGGTGGCTAATACTGGTAAAGGCCTGTCATTCTTGGCCGGAGCGGCTACGCGCGGAAGTGTCAATTCGTCTGGTAATTGGAACATAAATGCGCCTAGCAGCGGGACGGCTTTAACAGTTACCGGAGTAACCGGCACAGACGCATTTACTGTAACTGACGGCACGCTGTCTCTTGTCCATTACCACGGAGGCGGTCAGTCGTATTTCGGAAATCGCGCCAACATCACCATGAACTTGATGACAAATGGCGTGTCGAGAATGTCGCTCTCTGGAACAGGCAACATAGCAATCAACGCTCCGAGTAGC